CCGTCGATGATTGCAGAACTTGTTCGCGCTGTCAGGCGAAGGCTCACGTTCTTCACCAGCCATTCGCAGGCGGAGCCAGGACGCTTTGCGGTGCTTGCCTCGGAAGCGATGCCAGGATTATCTCGAATCGAATCGAAACCGCATGTCGAGATTACAAGGCCGGCGACGCAAGCGCCGTTCGGCGCCTTGTCGAACTCATGGGAAAATCAGAGGCGGATAACTGGATTTTTGCCGCTGAATCAAAACTGAAAGACCAGAAAGGCGACGAAGATGGCAATCCACGGAGTAGGCCGATTCGCAAAACCGCCAACCGTTGGCCCGGATAAGCACGTTGCCTGCGGAAGGTCGGCGGCTGGAAAATTACAGTGGAGTTGGAACAGAGGGAAGGTCACATGCAGGCGTTGCCTAAATACCTTCGCGGACGAAATGGACAGGTATGGCCCTATACCGCTCTGGATGGCCCGTGGTTGAAAGATTGCGAGTCGGGTGCGGCAAAGACGCGGGCTGCGCAATCTCGTTACAGTGGACGACGCATCGCCGTTGGACGCATGCTTATAATTCTGTGATCTGAGTTAACGTTCTGACTTCAGAGACCTGAAAAAGGTCTTTAAACTCAACTCTTTAGAGGGAAAAATGGGATTACCAATTACAAATGGACTTGGGTCTAGGAAGCCGACCGAGACAAGCGAGAAACTCCATAGGGAGATAACTCGGATGCTGATTGTCACCGAGAGACTCGGGCGTCAGCTAACGAGCCATCAGGCGACGTGGACAGAGAAGACGTTGCCTGACGATGATTGGCTCGGAACTTACAAGGAGTACAGCAATACGCTGAAGTGGTGCATGGCAGAGGAGAGGTTGCGCCATGTGGCTCTATTGAACTCCAATGATGTCGATCGAGAATTCGATTACGAGAAGGAGAGCGAGTCGCTGGTGGGGATAGTTTCGCTGCTTACGGATGCCGAGCTGCGGAAAGCTCTACAGGGGCGTAAGGCTAGCGTGTTCGCTGGTCTTGTCAGCGCGGCGGCGATTCCATGAATCTTCGCGAAATACGCGCAGCCTATCGTGACGAAATTGGATATATCAGGTCGGCATGGCTCGCCGGGGTATCTCGTGGATCGAGGATGTCCCATCGCGAAAGGAGGGCTCTGGCACAGGAGGTAGACTCGCTCATTGACGGGAACGAAATCCTTGTGCAGCCAGTGGACGGTAGCGAGAGGGAGTCTGACGTTTTGGGATTCGTTTGCTTCACGAGGCTACAGACGACATCGGTGGTCCACTATCTGTCGGTAAGGAATTCAGGCAGGCGACAAGGTATAGGGCGGAAACTGATGGTCGCAGCCGGAGTTGAGGTTGATTCGCCGATACCTTGCACGAGGGTCACGCCTAAGGCGCAGGCTGCGGCGGGGCATGTCGGGGCGCGCCTGATGCGTGTCGGCGTAAAAGACTTCACATAAGCAGTATCAATGTCATTGACATCGCCATGAGATATGGATAAGGGTTAGTCATGAATCGAATACTGGCAGACTTCGAGTCAATCATTGACCATACGGTATGGCGTACAAACTTCCTGACCCAAGCTCGTAAGCACGAGAAGCTAAGTAGTATAGCAGCATCGCTGGATGAGCGGTCATGGGGGCCCGACGACTCGGTCCATTTGGCTCTAGTCCGCGCCGCTCTGGCTGCCGGTATCGACAGGCTTCATTCGCGATATCGAGACGGAAAGCAATTTGAAAGGTTTTCGAAATGATCGTTACGCCACTTTATGACCGAGTTATTTTACGAGTGATCGACGGCGATCGAACACGCGGCGGACTGCACATTCCAATTATCGCTCAATCGTCAAGCCCAATGGCTCGAGCTGAAGTGATCGCAGTAGGCAATGGTCGACCGACGCCTGACGGAAAGCTGATCCCATTAATCCTGAAGGTTGGCGATGCCGTTTGGTATTCTCGTCCAGCTGCGCAGGCAATTCCGTATGATGATGAGGCGACTGGCTCCGTCGTGATGCTCCGCGAACAAGATGTGGTCGCCGTGGTGTCAGATCTATCCGAGGCTGTTGAAAATGGTAGGCGGCAGCGTGGCCCCCACATCTCAGTGATTGAGGATGCGGAAGAGTCTCGGTCGATCGACTACCTCGGGGGAATTGTTCCTGGCGGTCCGTTTTGATTGACGTCGACGTGTTCGTTATTCATTTCGTGGATGACTCGACGACAAACTTCACGATTAAGTGGGATCCGGATAACCATATAATGCCTGGCGATATGATCAAGAGGCGTGGGGCGCTGTGGCGTGTTTGCTGGCGTAAATTCGACGAGGATTGCAGAATGACGATAGGCGTCGAGGAGTTTCTTGACCCAAAGAAAGAGGACCAATCGACATGACAATCGTCGGTACATTTTGGTTTGCTGTGGCGGTGATCGCGTTCTGGCCAGGTTTTGGTAAACGTGATTGACCATGAATCAACCCGGCCGCCATTCGCGATAGCGGAAGGATGGGACCGCCTAGTGCACATTACGAGAGCGCGAGATGCGTTGAGAAAGTTAGGCGCAATTGACGGCCGTGCTGTTCGTGGAAATCCGCCCATGTTCAGGTCAGAGTCGAACCCGAAATTGGAGGTCAAGCTGTGAAGCATGGGTTGTATTTCGGCGGACGCTCAAACCAGAGTTCAGCCGTCCGTAGAAAGCGAATTGCAAAGATTTGTCTCGTTATGGAGTCGATGCATGGAGAGCCTAAGTGCGTTGGGGCGCCATTTAAGTCAGGCTCCGACGGAGCTCACAGGCATTGGCTTGAACTGTGGAATGGATATATACGTCCCGGCGAGAAGCTGTCTCCGTATGCGCAAGATTTGTCAGGCTGTAAATGCGACCCGGTTGCGCTGTTCAGGAGCGTCCCGTCAATTCCGACTGGTCGCACGATGTCGTATGATAGGTGTTTGATTTGCTCGTGTGTTTGGATGCGCCGCAGTTGGGTTGGCGACAAGCTAAAGATTATCAAGAATGGGAAGGTGTCTCGTGAGTAAGGTTGATTCGAGTGGAAAGGTCGAGATAGTCGCGTTCCGCGTACGCTTCATCGCGCCAGTGCGGATTGGCGACACTGACATTCAGTCCTACAACAGCGCCAAGCAGGCAAATTGGCACTGCGCGCCAAGACCTCATGGCCTGGTATTTACGAGCAAGGATGACCGGACAGAAACGATTGTTCCGTATGCCAACGTCGCTTATTACGACGCAGATCGCAGGGACTGATGGAGGATATCGTTAAATACGGCCCTGACGCGTTGGAGCGACTGACCAGGGATGTGCCAGTGGTCGCCATCAGTGGTCCACTAGCGCTTGAGCTGGACCTTTACCGCATAGCCGCGAGAGCGTTGCTCGATTGCGAGCGCGCGCATGTCGAGATTACAGAGCGATCAAGCAAGGAGGTTGAATTAGCCCGAGTCTCCTGGCGTGACGCGCTCGATGCCTTCAACAAGGCTCTGCTGGATTGCTGAATGCCGATCGACCTTACCGATGATCAGATCGAGTTAATTGCCCGTCGGCGAAGAGCCGGCGAGTCAGGTCGATTGCTCGCCGATCGGTCAAGCGAATGGTTCCCTCAGCAGCGCGCGTTTTACAACGATGGATCTCGGTTGACGGCGGCATTATGCGGACGGCGGGCGGGCAAGACTCGCGGGGCGTGCCTGTCTATGCTGCTAGAGGGTGCGTCGACAAGGAATGGTCGGTTTCTATACTTGAACCTGACGCGCGCGGAATGCATGAAGCTGGCGTGGCATGGGCTTCGCGGCGACGGGATGTACTCGCTTGTCATGAAGCTAAAGCTCCCGGCGGTGTGCAACGCGACGAATCTGTCAATCCACTTTCCGCAGATGGATTCGTGGATTTATCTTATGGGGGCCGACGATGAAGCCGGCGTTCGCAAAGCTCTTGGTCTGGCTTATCACCTCGTGCACTGGGATGAAGCGCAAGGGATACCGCCCAAACTCGAGCCGACGATTACGTCGGTTCTATTGCCAACGCTGCTCGACTACGGTGGTCGATTTCGACTTACCGGAACTCCTGTGCGCAATATGTCGGGTTTGTTCTACAACGTAACGCGCAGAGACGGTAAGCAGCTCAATCGGTGGTCAGTGCACCGATGGAACATGCTTGACAACCCGTTCTTTGGTCGCGCGGTGCAGGACTACACCGGCAAGTGGTACGTCAATGGCAAGGATGGCCGCCGCGTTGATGGTCCGTTCAAGGCCGAGGACGAATGTGCGGAGAGCGTGCGTGCGACGCGCATGACCGATGGCGTTCTTGACCTGCAAGACTTGTTCGGCGGTCCCGAGGCGGCGCCGCTGGACTCGCCGATCATGCGTCGTGAGGCGTTTGGTAATTGGGTTACCGAAGATGCGTTGTTCGTGTACGACGTGCACAAGGTCGAACGTTCGCGGCTGATCTATGCGCCGGCAAGGTGGCGATCGATCATGTTGCGTGTACCGCGCATGAATGGCGAGGCGGTCGAGATCGAGGAGATCCCGATCCCGAATTTTCCCGATATTATGCGGGCGATCGAAGATTTACCCGGTTATCCGAACCGTGATTATTTCTTTGGTCTCGCCGCTGACATTGGATTTAGCCCGGACCCGTTCGCGTTTTCGCTAGGCGCGTGGTCGATGAAGGACCCCGCACTATACGAGGTTGGCACCTGGACATCGACAGAGCTGGACGCGCCGGTGCAGGCCGCTGTGCTCCGATATCTGTGCGACCTGGTCCATGTGGGAGTGGTCGCGGCGGATGCTGGTGGTAGCGTGCTGGCGACCGTCAAGGGTTGGTCGCGCGAGTGGTCGTCACGGTACGGGATCCCATTCGACGAGATGGAGAAGTCTAACAAGAATGCGGCAATCCAGGCGTGTAATGGTGACATCGTGCGCGGTCAATACAGGCTGCGTGACGGCTCGCCTCTGATAGAGCAATTCAGCTCCGTGCAGTGGAGTCCGTCTAGGACGGGAACTGGCAAATTCGTCGAGGACCCCACGATCCCGAACGATGCCTGCGATGCGGGGCTGTACCTGCACAGGCGAAGTTTCCAGCATCGCTACAGGCCGCCGGAAGCAAGGCCGGAGGTTGGCAGTCCCGAATACGATGCTGCGACAGAACGAAAAATGATGGAGGATTTCGAAGATGAGTTTGAACTTGCCAGCCGCTGGTGACATTGATGAGCGCGTTCGCGCGTGGCTGCATTGGTCGCGCGAGAATCGATTTGTTCTCTCGCGGGTCAAGATAGGGGACGTGGAACTGAATATTCTTGCTGATATGGCAGCGTCGTCGACAGCTCCGTCGTTGACGTCAGATAGGCCATCGGTGGATCCATATGAGGTTTATGGCGGGGCGGCGTTACAGCGACTCCGGGAACAGGCGAATGAGATCGTCGATAGCGGCGATAGCACCGTCATCGAGGACTGATGGAAACCGAGGTCTTGCAACTATTGAGCATTGCCTGATACTTGGAGCCAGTGACAACCATATCCCCTTGGTGGGCGCTGCCGAAGAATTCCCCCGAGCTAGCCTCGGCAATTTGGACGCGAGTCGACCGATTGCGAATGCGGCGACGAAGCGAAAATCTCCGCGACTTGATTCACGAGGCCATCTACCGGGGCCGCCCTCTCGGCATGGGCGGCGATTCAGTTACGGTCGCAAGTATGGCAACGCAGCGGAGCGCGCCGGCGAACATCAACGTCGTTCGCACGAAGGTCGCAGCCATATCGTCGCGCATGTCCAAGCACCGACCGTTCCCGGTGATCTCCGCCGAGGATGCGGGCTGGACCGAGAAGCGGTTCGCGAAGCGCGTATCGTCCGTGCTTCGAACAAGGCTTGGACAAACCGCGATTGAACGCGATCGGACCTTGCGGGTGCGCGACTCGATGATCCGCGGTACCGGCGTGGCGAAGGTTGTCCGAACTTCGGACAATGACGTGACCGTTGAACGCGTGCCCCGGTCAGAAATCATTTACTCACCTCGCGAAGCTCAGTACGGCTGTCCGCGCAGTATCTTTCAAGTGCGCAGCTACCCGCTCGAAGTGTTGAGGGCGAAGTACCCGGGCCGAAAGATGGCCCAAGCCCTTGAGCAAGCTGCGTCGCGGTCAACCATGGAAGATGTCGGCTGGTACGAGTGGGGCGATGACTGGGCTGATGATTCAGAGCAGGTCACCGTTGTCGAGGCGTGGCACCTGCCGAGCGGGTTCGACGCAGAAGATGGGCGCCATACCATTACGATCAAGAATATGGTTTTGTGCGACGAGGGCTGGGGTCGGCCACGGTTCCCGTTCGCGTTTCTTCACTGGGACCCTCCTATTCGCGGGCTGTTCGGAACTGGACTTGTCGAAGACTTGTCCGGTCCGCAGGCGAAGATAAATGACGTCTCGCGGGATATCCAAGAGGCGCTCTATTACGGTGCGCAACTCACGGTGTTTACTCCTCGCGGCTCGAACATCAACAAGGAACATCTGCGCGCGCGCCACCCGAAGGTTGTCGAGTACGATGGTCAGTTACCGTCCTATGTTGCGCCGCTGCCGGTATCTCAGCAGCTCTTTCAGTATTTGGATTGGTTGCTAAATTGGTGCGACGACGCGTCCGGATTGTCTCGCGATTTCCAATCCGGTAAAACGCAGCTTGGCGCCGGCGCAAGTGGAAAGGCGCTTGACACGCTTGACGATATCCAGAGCGATCGATTTGCGATGTTCCAGCTCCACGACTCACTGCACATGGTTGACATCGGCGCGCTTGTCCTTGATGAGGCGCGCGCCATCTACGCTGATAAGTCGATTCCAAATGGGGAGAAGGCTCCGTGGATCACGGAGCACAAGTGGAGCAAGGTCGATATCGACGACGGCCTTTATCACCTCAAACTTGAGCCGATTAACTTCCTGCCTGACACGCGAGCAGGGAAAATATCTGGGATTGAGGCGCTCGGAGCGGCCGGGCTCATCACTGACCCGACGGACATGCTCGATTTGGCAGACGAACCAGATCTACAGCGCATGAATCGCAAGTTGCTCGGCCCTCGCCGAGCCATTTCGCGCGTCATGGAGGGCCTGACGGACGTCGACGTCGACCTTTACACGCTTTCGCCCGATGCATTTTTTCCGCTCGATGCGGGTATTTCCGAGGCGCGAGCTGAGTATGACGATGCGTGGGCTGGTAAGGCGCCGGAGGCTGTATTGAGTAGATTCCG